AATCGTAAAACAATCAGGTGGTAATTTAATTGATAATTTTAATGATTATTCACTTCAGTTAATGATTACAAAAGCCCTTGATAAAGATGGAAACAGACTTTTTCAAGATGGAGATAAGGCAAGTCTTAGGAGAGAAATAGAAGCGTCAGTATTAGAACAAATACAGGTAGCAATGATAAACGCAGGAGAGAAGGGGGTAGATGAGGCTAAAGCCGATTTAAAAAGCGAGTAATGATTGGAAATTTATTTACACATTAGCTAAAGCGTTACATAAAACAGTTGCAGAAATATGTCGAGAAATGACAAAAGAAGAAATGATAGGTTGGGCTGCTTTTTTTGAACTTGAACATGAAGAGTATGAAAAAGATCAGAAGCGAGCACAGACAAATAGTGCTTTGAAAGCAAAAAGAGGTAGAATAAGATAAATGTTTTTTATTTTTATAGAAAGTGGCAAATTATGATGTCAATTTAGATGTAAAAGTAAGAGCACAGCAGCTTAAAGCGTTTAATAAAAGTCTTAATAATACTGTAAAAGATATAAAACTATCTAATAAAGAATTAAAAAAGTTTGAAAGTGGTGCGAAAGGAATAGCACCAAGTTTAGCTAAATTAAATTCTGTATTAACTAAAGCTAAAGCAAATTTCTTTACAGCAGCAAGGGGAACTGATGCTTATAGAACTTCATTGGTTCAATTAGCAGAAGCAGAACGCATAGTGCGTCAAGAACAATCTAAATCAACATTTGATCTAAACCAAGCAAGAAAAAGAGCAAATAAAACAGAAAGAGATGCTGAAGCTGCAAGATTAAGAAGATTAAGAGAAGAAAGAAGGCTAAGAAAACAAATTAATCAAGAGCAAGCCATATTTTTAGCAGGACAATCACAAGCTGTTACAACTCAAGGTTTTTTACCAGGTGGTAATTTTGGAGTAGCAGGTGGTCAGATAGGACCAAGACAAGCTTTACCAGCTAGGTTAGGATTTGGTGCTCAAGCACAAGGAGGACCGTTTGCCATGCCAGGTGGTGCGATGGGCAGATTAAAAGGTGGTGTTGGTAGTGCATTAATTGGTGGAGGTTTTCCTGCATTATTTGGAGCTGGCGGTTTAAGTTCTGTTCTTGGTGGTGTAGCTGGTGGTGTTGGAGGAGCACTCGCACCAGGTGGTGGTTTTGCTGCTTCTATTTTTGCTACTGCTATTGCTGCTCAAATAACTAAAGCACAAGAATTTGATAAGGCTTTAAAAAAACTAAATAGGTCAATAGCAGCTACAGGTAATCAATCTCAATTCACAGCAGGTCAGATAACAGAATTTGCTAAATCAATGGATATGACAAAAGAGGAAGCATTAGAAGCATTAAAAGCATTTGAACAGTTTGGTGCTTCTGCTCGTATTTCGTTATTAAAAGTATTTGGTGATGAAGCTACTTTTAGTATGCTTGCCAGTTTAAAAGATAATGCTGCGATATTAAGTCAAATGGATCAAATTACAAAAAATTTAGGATTTGAACAGGCAGGACTCGTTTTAGAAATTTTAAATACAAAAGGAGCAAGAGCAGCAGAGAATAAAATTTTAGAACTCACTGTGAAAAAGAATAAAGAACTTAATATGCAAATTAAAGAACGAGTAGGAGCAGAAGGTCGTTTAAGACAAATAAGAAAACAACAAAGAGCAGAAGAAGAATTAAGAGTTCAAAAACAAATTGAAGAAGCAAAAACTCTTTTAGATTTACAAATAAAAAGAACAGAAGAAGAAAGAAAACAAGCGATAATAAAAGCTCCTATAGATGAATTACAAAGATTACTTGATCCTTTAAATCAAGTAAATGCTTTAGCTCAAAGTATCGGAAGTAGTTTTCAAGACTCATTTAGAGGAATTATTACTGGCTCAATGACGGCTCAAGCAGCTTTGCGTAATCTCTTTATGCGTACAGCAGATCATTTTGCAGATATGGCAGCACAGATATTAGCGAACCAAATCAAAGCTGGAATCCTTGGTCTATTTAGTAATTTTTTAACCCCCTCACCTCGGCTTCCTAGCACTCAGCAACTTGTAGATAAACAGATAGCAACACACGGCAATACTGTTCCTGCAGGTTCTTTTAATATAAGTCCATCTCTTAATAGAGTTAGAGGAACTGCGTTTAAACAGAAAGCAAATGGTGGACCAGTAATGAAAGGAGGAAGTTATATCGTAGGAGAACGTGGCCCTGAAATGTTTAGTCCAGGGGTATCTGGAATGATTACACCAAATCATGAACTTGGTGGTACAACAAATATAGTTGTAAATGTAGATGCTTCTGGTTCTTCTGTTGAAGGGAATGATATACAAGCTAATCAGTTTGGTAATGTATTAGCAGCAGCTATACAAGCTGAACTTATTAATCAGAAACGTTCTGGTGGTCTTTTATCTAATACTTAATTATGGCTTCTTTTCCTACCACAGTTCAACCCGCTTACAGTTTTCAAAAAGCAAGTAGACCGAATGTACAGACTGTAGTATTTGCTGATGGTTTTCAACAACGTCAACTTATAGGAATAGCAGCACATCAAAATAAAAAATTTCTAAATCTAATTTTTAATGTTTCAGAGACAGAAAGTGACGAAATTGAATATTTTTTAAATGAAAGAGCATTAGATCAGGCATCATTTACTTTTACTCCACCTGGAGAAGAATCAGTAAAAACAGGAACTTATAGCCAAAGTGGAACTACAATCACTGTTACGATTACTGCTCATCAATTATTTGCAAACGATTCGATTACTATAGATTTCACTTCTGGTACTGCTTCTGATGCAACATTTTCTGTTGTGTCTTTAACTGATGCAAATACTTTTGTCGTTACTGCCAGTGCTAGTGCAACAACATCGGGTAATTGCACAGTTACTAAGTCTGGTACGGCAAATTTTATCTGTAAAAATTGGTCTAAAACAATTCCTTATAAAAATAGAGCTACAATAAATGCAACATTTGAGGAGGTGTTTGAACCATAATGGCAATACCTACTGAAGAGCTACAAAAAGTTAATCCTAGTGCAAAGATTGAATTGTTTGAAATACATTTAGTTGCTGCATTACATGGCAGTAACGATGTAAGTAGATTTCATAATGGAATAAATATGAACACAACATATAATGTTATTTTTCAAGGTAATACATATCAGAGAATACCAATTGAAGCTAATGGATTTGAATATTCAATAGAAAGAAAAACACTACCAAGACCAACAGTAAGGATTAGTAACCTGTTATCAACTGTTACGGCATTAATGACTCAGGCAAATCTGACGACACCTAAAAATGATCTTAATGGTGCGAAATTCAAAAGAATTACAACATTATTAAAGTTTATTGATAATGAAAATTTTGCTTCTGGAACAAATCCATTTGGAACTCCTGCTAATACTACATATGAAAATCAAACATTTTTTATAAATAGAAAAACTATTGAAAGTAAAGCTTTTGTTGAATTTGAACTTGCAATGTCTTTAGACTTGCAAAATCGTAATGCACCTAAGAGAATAATTACAAGAAAAGATTTTCCTTCTGTTGGTACTTTCGCATGAACACTTGGCAAGAACAAGCCTTACATCACGCTAAAACTTTATTACCACAAGAATCGTGTGGTTTAGTTTTAGATATTGATGGTAAGGAAGAGTATTATCCTTGTAAAAATATATCTGTTGAGGGTGTAAATAGTTTTCTTATCGATCCAGATGATTGGGCAAAAGCCGAAGAGATTGGAACTGTGCTACATATTTGTCACTCGCATCCAGATGGTAACTTAACTGCATCAGAAGAGGATATAAAAAATTGTGATTTTATTGGTTTATCTTGGTTTATTTTTGATCCAGAAAATGATGAATGTATAGAACTCAAACCCAAAAAACATAAACCTATGCTTGGAAAAGATAAATTTATTGATAGAAAAAGAAGAGAAGATGAACAAGGATTAAGGAAAATAAAAGTTTATGGAAGGTTAGCAGAGTATGTAGGCTGGCACGTTAATTATGCAGATGTTAAAAATATGAAAGATGTTTATAAGTATTTAGTTTGTAATTATCCAGAAATAGAATCACATATTATGGAAAATATGTACAGAATTACCATTAATAATGATGTGATTAAAACTGAAGAAGATTTGCTTGTAAAAAATGAAGGTGAAATAAAAATAATACCAATTGTATCTGGATCGGTTTGGTGGCTTGCACCAATTCTTATTGGAGGAGGTGCTGCTGCTGTTACTGCTGCTACAACAGCTACATCATTTTTATTTGTCCTTGGTTCAGCTTTAATAGCAACTGGAGTTTCTATGGGGATTCAAGGTGTTACTAATTTATTATTTCCACAACAAACTCCTCAAATTAGTTTTTCAGGATTAAGTGAGACAGATGCAAGAGTAAATTATTCATTTAATGGCATACAAAACGTTAGTCGTAGTGGTGTTTGCATCCCCTTGATATATGGAGAGGTATATTGCGGATCAATAGTTGTATCATCTGGAACAGATACTGCCCCAGTGTTTGCAAGATAGGAGGTTAAATGACATTACCACGCAATAATACTGATTTCTTGCATACTCTTTATCAAAAAGGTGGAAGTGCGATTCAATATTATGACACTCAAATGGAAGATGGCGAAGTTGGATCTCGCCAGCACGTTACAACGATTGATGTACTTTGTGAAGGTGAAATCGCTGGTTTCCCCTCTGCCATAGACGCTGGACATACATTTGGCACTGAAAATTACAAAAGAACAGCACTTAAAGATGTATTTTTAAACAATGTACAGGTTCTACGAGAAACTGCGTCTGATACAGCACCTACTGATGAAGATTTTAATTTTGGAACTGTTGCAACTAGACCAGTTTTTGATACGAAAATAGGCACATCAGATCAAACAAATATAAGAGGTATCGCAGAAACTGAAAGAGATAGAATTGTAGGTGTGCCTGTTACAAAATCACAAGCACAAGTGGTCACAATTACAGATACTAATACAGAGGGAGTAAGAATTACTCTTGGTTTTCAAAGATTACAGAAAATCGAAGATGATGGAAATATAGTAGGTACAACAGTTGATTATAGTATCAAACTTGAAGATGTAAATGGTACTCTCATAAGACAAATAATCCATGATGTATCAATACAGACTAATTCTTCAATACAACATCTTGGTGCAACAGTAACTGGTAAAAGTACATCACCTTATTTTAAAGATCATATTATTGTTTTTCCTGTCACAGCTGATGGATTAGGAGTAAATGTTGATGCTTCCAGCTTTCCTTTGACACTAACTGTTGAAAGGGTTACTGATGACAGCACAAGTGACACATTATTTAATAGTTTTGAGTTAACATCTATAACTGAATTAGTTTTTGAACAACCTACTTTTGCTAATACTGCTGTCGCTGCATTACGTTTTGATGCTGAAATCTTTAGATCAGTACCCAATCGTACATATAGAATTAGGGGGAGACTTGTAAAAATACCACATAATGCAACTGTCAGGTCAGATGGTTCTTTATCTTTTAGTGGTGATTTTAATGGAACACTAAAAACAACAAAAGAATGGTGTAATGATCCAGCTTGGGTGCTGTATGATCTCATCACTGAATCCAGAGCGGGTTTTGGTGATTTTGTAACTGAAGATGAAGTTGATAAGTTTTCTTTTTATAGAGCTTCTGAATATAACTCAACTTTAATTGATAATGGGCAGGGTGGGACTGGTCCTAGATTTAGCTGTAATATTGTTATTCAAGAATCTACACCTGCTTATACGCTTTTAAATAAAATTGCATCAACAATGCGAGCTAGTCTATATTTTGAAGATTCTAAAATTACTGTTGCACAAGATAGACCCACTACATCAAGTTATTTTTTCTCATATGCCAATGTGACAGAGGGTGGTTTTGTTTACACGAGTGCTAGTAAACAAACAAGAGATACAGTCATCAATGTTAAATATTTTCAAAATGAAACTAGAACTTTTGAATATGAAACTGTAGAAGATACTGCCTCAAATCAAGCAAAATTTGGTGTGGTTGTAAAAAATATAGAAGCTATAGGTTGCAGTGACCAAGCACAAGCACGAAGAATGGGTTTATGGCATCTTTATACACAAAATAATGAAACTGAAACAGTGGCATTTACTACAACTGCTGATGCTGGATCTTTAATTAGACCTATGCAGGTGGTTACGATTCAAGATCCTGTACGTAGTGGAATAAGAAGGTCAGGAAGAATAGCAGCAGCTACTACAACAGAAATTACTGTTGATAATACAAAAGATTTACCAACTCAAGCAGAAACTGGAGATAAACTATCAGTGATACTTAGTAATGGTACTTTAGAAACCCAGACAATATCTACAATATCTGGATCTGTAATCACAGTGTCAAGTGCATTTGCTTCAGCACCACAAGCAAATAGTGTTTGGTTACTAGAAAGAGCAGCATCTATTACAGAAGATTTTAGAGTTTTAAGTGTTAAAGAAGAAAATAATTTATTTACAATCACAGGAATGTTTCATAATCCTGATAAATATGATTTTATAGAAGATGGTTCAGCAATAACTATACCTGTAATAAAAAATCTTATTGAAACAAAATCACCACCAAGTAACTTATCTGCACAAGAATTAATTGTGGTTTTGGGTGATAGGGCTGTTAGTAAAATACTTTTGAGTTGGTCGCCAGTATCAGGTGTTTCGCAATATTCAGTAAAGCATAAATTAAATAATGGTAGTTTTCAAACAACTATTGTACAAAGTCCAGTTTTTGAAATATTTGATAGTGAACTTGGAACTTATAAATTTGAAGTTTTTAGTTATAATGCCTTATTTGAACCAAGTTTAACACCTTCATCACTTGAATTATTAGCTGAAGGTAAAACTGCAAGACCAGCAGATGTTCAAAATGTAAGAATCGAACCATTATCAGATGAATTTTTAAGAATACGTTTTGATAAATCAACAGATGTTGATGTAACTCATGGTGGAAATGTGGTAATCCGAAGTTCTAATCTTACATCTGGTGCGACTTTTACAAATTCTGTTGATGTTATTCCGCAACTTCCAGGATCAGTTAGTGAATCAATTGTTCCAAATATTGTAAATGGTACATATCTCCTTAAGTTTAGAGATGATGGTGGTCGTTTAAGTGCTGGTGATGCTTCAGTAGTTGTTCTATCAACACAACCAGACGCATTTCCTAAATTGACTGTTTTAGAAGATAGAGAGGACAATGATTCACCACCATTTCAAGGCACAAAAGTTGATTGTTTTTTCAGTGATGATGTAAATGGTCTTGTTCTTGGTTCATTAGAAACTCTTGACAGCCAACCAGATTTTAACGCTATTCAGGATTTTGATTTTCTTGGTGCTGTTGATATTACTGGAGGTTCTTACAGCTTTGCAAATACTTTAGATTTGGGAGGAAAGCAACCTTTAAGACTACGCAGACACATGGTCACTCAAGGTTTTTATCCTAATGATTTATTTGATAAAAGAACTGCTTTAATAAATACATGGGATGACTTTGATCAGGCAACTGCTTTTAGTGTTGGAGCGTCTTTATTAGTAGCGACAACTGACCAAGACCCTGATTTATCAGTTTCTGCCACTTATGCAATATCTGGAACAACAATAACAATTACAAAAACAGATCATGGATATTCTGCTGGTAGTTTTGTTACTGTTGATTTTACTTCTGGAACTGGTGTTGATGGTGACTACAAAATTCAAAGCGTACCAAGTGCAAATACATTCACACTTACTTCTGCAACTTCATTGACTACAAGTGGTAATTGTACATATAGTGCTGAATTTTCACAATTCAATCCTTTTGTAAATGGTGTATATGTTGCAAGAGGATTTAAGTTTAGATGTGATATGGATTCTGACGACCCAGCCCAAAGTATTGAGATTGACCAGCTAGGTTATACAGCAGAACTGGAAAGTAGAACAGAAACAAGTCTTGGTAATGCAGGGGCAACAAATGGTTTGATTGCATCTGGAACCTCTACTAAGTCTGTGACATTTACTAATAGTTTTTTTACAGGTCAATCTGGTACTAGCATTGCAGCAAACTCTGTTTTGCCATCAATCGGTATAACAATAGAAAACGCACAGGCTGGTGATTTCTTTACGATTCCAAGTATTACATCAACAGGTTTTACAATAAACGTGAAAAATAGAGATACTTCTGGAAATGAAACTTTTGTAAATAGAGATTTCAAATACGCTGCTACTGGATTTGGGCGTGGTAGTTAATTTTAAAGTAGGATATACTTAGATAAAAATTTGGATTAGACAATGAGCCAAAATGATTTTGTAATAGATAATGGAACTGGGCAAGCGGTCCGATTAGATTTACAAGGTGCTTTTCAAGCTGTTGCAACTAACAACTCTGGAGCTTCTGCACCATCTACAAACTATGCAAGTCAATTTTTTGCTAATACCAACAGCGGTATTATGCAAATCAATAATACAGCTGGAAACGCATTTATAAATTTATTTACTCTTACTGGTGGGCCAGCATTTGCTGTTGATGGAACAATAAATTCTGTAAATATAGGAAAAGGTGCAAACTCTGTTGCTGGTAACACTGTTCTTGGAGAAACAGCTTTAGATGCTTCTGTTAGTGGTGGAAATAATACTGCAATAGGAAAAGACTCTTTAACAGCTAATACTTCTGGAGGTAGTAATACAGGTATAGGATTAAATGCTTTGAGCGCAAATACAACAGCAAGTAACAATACAGCAGTTGGAAAAGATGCTTTAAAGTTAAACTCAACTGGCGATCAAAATACTGCGGTTGGTACTTTTGCGTTAGATGCTAATACTACAGGACAATATAATACAGGACTTGGAAGAGGAAGTTTATCAGAAAATACTACAGCAAGTAACAATACAGCAGTTGGATATAATGCACTATTATCAAACACAACTGGAGCGCAGAACACAGCTGTTGGTAATAATGCTTTAGATAGCACTACTACAGGAGGAAATAATACAGCCATAGGCTCTTTAGCTTTGGATGCCAACACAACTGGTCAGTTTAATACTGCTGTTGGTAGTAATGCTTTGAGATTCAACACTACAGCATCTCAGAATAATGCTTTTGGACTTCAAGCTCTAGATGCAAACACAACAGGAACTTTTAATAATGCTTTTGGTGTAAATGCTTTAGGTGCTAATATCACTGGTAGTTATAACACTGCATTTGGTCATGAATCTTTACTATCAAGCACAACTGCTAGTGAAAATACAGCCGTTGGTTACACTGCTTTAAGTTCAGTTACAACAGGAGGAAATAATACTGCTATTGGTAATCAATGTTTAGCAAGTAATACTACAGCACAATTTAATAGTGCTGTAGGTCATCACGCTTTAGAAAAAAATACAACAGGAGCATCTAACACCGCAGTTGGATCGGACTGTTTAAGGGAAAATACAACAGCTAGTAATAATACTGCTATAGGAAAAGGTGCATTGACATCAAACACCACTGGAAGGCAGAACGTGGCAGTGGGATCTGCTGCTTTAGATACAAATAGTACTGGCGATTTTAACGTAGCTGTTGGATATGCTTCATTAGATGCAAATACAACTGGTGACTCTAATACTGGCCTTGGATATGGAACTTTAGCCGCCAACACAACAGCAAGTAATAACACAGCTGTAGGTTCTAGTGCTTTAGTATCAAACACAACTGGATTTAGAAATACTTCTGTTGGTGCTAATTCTTTAGATGCCAATACAACAGGAAATTATAATTTAGGACTTGGATATGATGCTTTAACTTCAAACACTTCTGGTGAGTCAAACACTGCTGTTGGTTACCAAGCTTTAAATGCCAATACTACAGCCAGTAGCAATGTTGCTGTTGGTTTAAGTGCTTTAGCAGCAAATACAACTGGAACACAGAATGTAGCAGTTGGTACTTTTGCTTTAGATGCCCATACAACATCATCTAATAACACTGCTCTTGGTCATGCTACCTTATCAGATAATACTGGTGAAAACAACACAGCAGTAGGAAGAGCAGCTTTAAATTCAAACACAAGTGCATCTAATAATACTGCTGTAGGAAAAGATTCCTTAATATCAAACACAACTGGACAAGGTAACGTAGCTGTAGGTGCTTTAGCTTTAGATGCAAATACAACTGGCGAATATGGCACGGGTATAGGAGAAGAGTCTTTAACTTCAAATACAACTGGAATAAGAAATACAGCAGTTGGTAGACAGTCTTTAAGGCAAAATACAACAGGACAATATAATTGTGCTTTAGGTTATTCAGCTTTAGAAAATGGCACTACTGGATCACAGAACACAGGACTTGGTTATAAAGCACTAGAAGCAACTACTGGATCGAATAATGTTGCAGTTGGATTCCAAACCATGCAAGCAAATACAAGTGGAGGACTTAATGCAGCTATAGGTAGAGAAGCTTTATTCAAAAACACCTCAGGTAGTCAGAATGCAGGTTGCGGTGCATATACACTTTATGAAAATACAACTGGTATAGAAAATACCGCAGTTGGATATGTTGCTTTAGAGAAAAATACTACCGCAAGTTATAATACTGCCGTCGGATCGAGAGCTTTAGATGCTAATACCACAGGGGGAAATAATACAGCATTAGGTTATCAGGCATTAACTTCAAATACTACAGCAGATGATAACACTGCTATAGGTTATGGAGCTTTAGCAGCTTGTTCAACTGGACATCAGAACGTAGCTGTTGGATATGGAGCTTTAGATTCTTTGACTACAACACATACTAATGTTGCTGTTGGTAAAAATGCTTTAACAGCAGTTACAACTGGTCAATCTAATACAGGAATTGGATACCAAGCTGGAAAAGATATAACCACAGGTCAAGATAATCTTATGCTTGGTTTAGATGCTGGAACTTCTGGTTCGCCATCAGGAAGCGTAACAACTGGAAGTAGAGTTATTTGTTTAGGTGATAATAATATGCTTAGTGCATTTATGAAGATTTCGTTTACTGTTACTTCTGATAAAAGAGATAAGGCAGACATAACAGACTTCACTCATGGTCTTTCTTGGATCAATAAACTACGTCCTGTTACATACAGATGGGATATGAGATCAAAGTATGATGATGGGATTCCAGATGGCAGCAAAAAAGAACAGAAATTAAATATTGGTTTAATTGCACAGGAAGAACTAGAGATAGAAAAAGAACATGGTTTTGCTAATGATAAAAATGATATGTTAATTACTACAGAAAATGCTGATGGTAATTATGGTATGGAATACGAAA